TTGGAAACCCCAGGATGGGAGTTCACCGAAGAGCATATTTTGAACGATGTTTTGTACGTACACGGAGAAGGTGGAGGAGCAATTGCAAGAGCCAAGGCTGATTTAATTAGCACTGTACAAGGTCACCGACATACTGAAGCGTACACCCATTTTGTTGTTGGCAAAAACTTTAAAATCTTTGGTAAGCAAGTAGGTTGCGGAATAGATAGAGAAAGCTATGCTATGGCATACGCTAAGGCTGGAAAAAAGCCTGCGATTGGTGTTGGTGTAACTTTAGACTGGGGGAGATTGCCGTTTAATGTAATGATGGATTTATGAAAGCAGTATTAGAATTTGATTTGCCTGAAGATAATTATGATTTTCAAGCGGCTATAAACGGGAATAACTATAAAAGTGCGATTAAGGACTTTGACGAACTGATACGCTCCGAAATGAAGTACAAAGAATTATCTAAAGATACTTATAAAGCTTATGATTTTTGCCGTAAGGAATTAAGAAAGATACTAGCCGAAGACAACTTATTTATCGAACAATAATGATTGACCAAAGAATCCAAATTGCAATTTTATCTTTTCTTGCAGGAGTAATTTTAACTTTTGTGGTTTACCCTAGACACGAGCAAGAGACTGTCTACAAGTTTGAAACCGTGACAAAAACGGACACTTTGTTTGTCGACAAATTGGAGACGGTTTACATCCCTAAAACTAAGATTAAAACCGAGGTTGTAAGGGACACAATCCTAATTGATTTTAAGCCACAAATTAGCCTATTTGAGACCACCTTTCCATTTGAGTATGGAAGTACTAAGGTTAGCGGAGAAGTCCTCGGAGAGGTGCTTAAAATGACCGCTACGAACGATTATAAATTGCCAGTCGTAACCAACACAATTACCAACACAGAAACAAAGACAATTATTGAGAAACCAAAGGGAATTTACTTGGGTGGTGGCGTTAATTCATTGCTCCAGCCTAGCGCATCGGTTTCCTACTTGGACAACAAATATTTATTTAGCTACCAATTCCAGCCTCTGCAAAAGGTCCACCAAATAGGACTAGCAAAAAAGTTGTTTTAAACGTTAACAAAAGTTCCCAATTTGTGAACTTATAAGTACCCAAGTAGCATACCTTAGGATCTGCTCTTGGGTCATTTTTATTCCTTTCCCTTGACAATATCCTTGAGCTGATTAAAAATAGCCTCTGCATTATCTCCCCAATACATATCACATTTGCCATCCTTAATTGGCGGCTCTGTAAAATAGCTTTGCCAATCGCTAGGCTTTGATGTGTAGCGGTAACACGTCTCTTTGTAGGGACAATTTGTCCCTATGCATTTTGCGATATCAGGACTCATTTATCGATAATCTTTAGCAAGACAAGGTAACCAATCAAATCGTTTATAACATCCTCATCATCTTTCTCTAAACTGCCGTTTTTTATTCGCTTTAGCTTGTCATCTATCCGTACAAGTAGTCCTTCCTTAGCGGACAACTGACTGAATACTCCAAGGGGTTCCAGCGCTGAGTTGCCGTACTTTTGATTCTTCTCGATAAGCATTTTCTCTATGCTATCAAGAACTTGTTCTACCTCAATTGCAAATGGTTGTGTCATATTTATAATGTTTGTAGTCAGGACAGGATTCGAACCTGTATGGTAGGCTTATCTAGAAAGCCGTTTGAAGTACCTATTACAAAGGTATTACGGAGCTTTACACCGACTGATTACGGACACCAACCTTTGATTTTAGCGTTTTCCTATGTACTTCCCGTAAAAACAGGGTACACTTTCCGCCACCTGACTATGCGTGTATCTTTAAAAACTCAATCCACCATTTAACTAAACAGATCGTGAGCAACAGAGACAAAATTATAATTAATGTCTTCTTTAAGTAGTTTTTCTTTATCATAGTATTGCTTGAACGAGATAAAACTATCTCCTTTTAGATATTGGCTAGTCCTGAACTTAGACCTTCCTTTCTTAATTAGTAAGCCATCTACAAACAGAACATAGAACTCGTTTTCAGCAACTATTTCGTTAAACTCTAGGTACTCAATCCACCACTCACTTGGTTTGCGGTTTTCATCGAGTACCTTGGTAGCAGATAGATATCCAAAGGGATTGAGTACTTGAGCTTCTTCCATGTTATTTAAAGAATCGTTTGATTACACTTTCTTTCTGTTCTCTATGTAAATGTAGCTTTTGCCTTAATATTTCAATAAGTTCAATAGCAATATGGTTTTCTATTTCGGCTATATTTTCTTTATAGTCAATAACCAAATTCCCTGTTTCTGAATCGACATAAAAGTCCAACTCTTCGTATTTGTATTTAATCATTATCTGTAATTGTGTTGTAAGTGTCTAGTAATCAGTTGTAATTTAATAACATATCTAGGATTCTCTAGTAATTCTGTTATCCTTGGCTCCTCTATTCCGCTAAAGTGATTAAATAAAATCTCTCCTGCTTCTGGATGGTCTTCCATATCTGGGTCAGCCTTTATTCCTTTTCGCTCACAGAAAACGCAGGATCGTACCGCTCGTTTAATCTGTTCCGTTGAGTATTTCATCAATATTCATATTTAAGAATGTTATTAAAATTGCAAAAACTATTGCAAACATACCCAACCCTACAGATACGAGCCAAAGTCCAATAGTTAAGCCTACAAACAGATTCATAAACTTAACTAACTTCCATTTGTTCTTTTTCATTTAGGTGTAAATTTAATAGGATGTGATATTTCATTTCCATTAAAGTCTAATAGTTTGCCGTTCATTTCAAAGTGAACCTCCATGTGTTTATTCTTATAGTTCTGAATCATTAGCTTTATTTTGTCTTGAACATCTTCAATGGAGAGAAACTCTCCATATCCGATGTCTTGCCACTCTGTGAATTCGTTGAACTTATTGATAAACCTACGCTTGAGTATAAACTTAGAATGGGAGGTCGTTGCTTTCTTTCTCGGCATACTGAGGTTTAGATTGATGTGCTTGCTTTTTATCTACTACCATTGCTGGTTTACCATCAGACCAAAATACTTTTCCTGATCCTGTCCAGAACTTCTGTTTTTTAGCCTCTCTGTCCTCTTTTGTTTGTGAGACATAGGACTGAACATTCTGACCATAATCGTTTGCCTCATCGTTCATGGAGATAGTCAAAGACACTCCCTTAAGGCCCTTTGCCTTAACTGTGTTTAATAGGGTTTCTAGTGTTTCCTGCTTTAGGAAGATTTCTGATAAATTTGCCATTTTTTTTTGTTTTTGTTTTGTCTTGTAATATTAACTCATTGATTTATTGGATTCAAGAAAAATTTGATATTTTTCATAGAAGTCAGCAAAGTTTTTTACTATCCAGTACTGACCTCCAGACTTTTCAATTGCCTCTTGGTAAACTTTTTGATGCTCTGACTGCCTGTCTTTACCTATCTTAACCTCTATTTTTACAGACCTTCCAAGAATTGTAGCTGAAATATCTGCTGATCCTTTAGTTGCCGTTGACTTTCCCCAAGTCATTGAGCCGATGGTCTTGGTTCTGCCTATTACATCTGTCACTTGCTTTCTGTTGTCTATAGGTCTACCCATCGTATTGATTCGCTCTGCTTGGTATCCACTAAGCTCTAGGAACTCCTTGACGCATTTGGTTAGTCCATTGGCTGTCTTATCCTCGTACTTTGGAGCTGAAATAGCGTACTTAGGAACATTCGGATAGCTTTCTAGCATAGAATCTTGCTTTAGCTGTTTTAGAATGTCAATTGGTTTCATATTAAATGGGGGGGGGTAGGGTATTTAAAAAGGAAGATCAAAAGCCTCTAAATGCAACACAGGAGTCTTGTAGTCTGTACCAAACCTAGATAAGTAACCAAATGCAAGTATTCTATTTGCTTCTCTTGTCTTTAGCCAAATTCCTTGCGTGTAGGTTTTATCATAGTCACCAGGATTTACCTCCATGTACTTATCCCAAAATACCTCAAATGGGATTTCTGATACTTCGTCTAGTGCTTCAATCATTTCTTTAAGTGTTTATAAATAGTGGTTCTACTTACATTTAGTAATTCTGCTAATTCAGAGCGGTTAAAATCAGGGATGGTTTTATTAATCATCTCGATTTTCTTTTCTATTGACTCATTTTTCATCGACCTAATTATTTCACTAAGCTCATTAGATTCCAAGCTACTTACCTTAATCTTCTTAGACATAGCAATGAAGTAGTTGCTTAACTTCTCTGCCTTCAGCAATGATTCCTTAGTAACAAAGTCAAAGTCCTTTCCTGTCTCAAATGACCAAAGCGTATTAATTAACAGAGCAAATCTAGGTACATAAGCCTTTTGCTTACTCAACATCGATTTCACATATTCCGAGATGTCATCAGAGTTCTGCAAGTCTGTGATATTGTTAAATATCCTCTCCCACTCAATATCTGATTGGCTATCAAATCTAATGATTCGACTCTCAATCTCACCAAACTTATTGTACTGCAAAACCTGATTTCTAACAAGGTTATAGAATTGACTTATGTAAGCCTCGTACCAATCTAATATTTCTTGGTCAATCGAGTTCTTGTTATAATGCTCAATTTCCTTGTCTGGATAACTTACAAGCAATCGATCTAAGAATCCATTGTCTTTGTTTTCCATAGTGGATATCTGCGAGAATATTCCAGGCTGAATTCCTCCTAGTACAGGAATCAATGGACTTGCTACAAAGCTACTTTTCGCTGACTTTCTAGTAAGAATCGCTGCTTGGTTTGACCAGCAAGACAGCCAAAACTCGAGATCAGAACCAGGCTTGTACTTATTCATGTCCTTGATCCACCCGTTCAACTCATCCTTAAATACTGCAATCCCTACTTGATTTTCCTCGTGCAAATCCGCCAAGGCTTCTACGGTAATATCATTTACAATCAACTGCTTTCTCACTGGCTCCCTAACTTCCTCAACATCCTTTTTTTCCTTTGCAGTCAATCGCTCGTATTCCTTGTACTTTTTATACTCGTTCTGAAAGTGCTTAATCTCAAAGCTATTCTTCTTAGCAATCGGGAATATGATTGCGTTTATACTAGGCGTCTTTCCTAGACCCGCCTTTCCTATCAAGCCAATCCAAATGTTGCAAGATTCTCTCCATCCCGTTTTTACCTCTACCTTGCAAGCGTTACCAATGCAAAGAGACAGAAGCCAAAGTAAGGAAGAACCCATATAATCAATAGAATGATTAAGTGTTTTCTGATTTAACAGAATATAACTCTGTATTGACTCTGGAAACACATCAATTGGAAATATTAAATCCTCCTTTGGAACATCAATTTTTTCTATCTCTACTTTTCGAATCTTGCGCTCACCATATCCTTCTTTATACAGTTCTTTAGCAGCAATTGAAAAATCACCATTAAAGTATTTGTAGGCATAAATACTGAAAGGAGTTAAAGGTGTCTCATGAGGGTAAATCGTGGCCGTAGTGAAGAGATAACACAATCCAGTGTCCTTGTATATAAATCCATGCAAGGCGTCCTTAGAATTAGTTTTTCTTATTACTATGCGGTCGGTCAAATGCTTTACTGCGGTAAACTCATTTGAAATCAAGTCCAATACTTTGTTTCTCTGATTGTAATCTTCCCAAGGAGTCAATCCGCTATACTCTGTATTTTCAACCTTGACTTCCACCTTGGCTTCATCGTAGTGAAAATATCGGCATAAGCTAAACAGAATATCTCTTTCTTCCTCGGTAATCTCTTGGATTTGCTCGTAGGACATTTCAGATACCTGATTATCGTAAATGTAAATGTATCCTCCTGTTCCCCTAGTTTCAATCAAGGCTTGAGAATGGCCCTTTAGTGTCGCAAGCTTTCTGTTTCCCTCTACCTTAGAGCATCTATAAATAATATGATATCCTGAGTTTATAGTTTTATAAATGACAAACTTTCTCTCAAAGTCATCTATGTGATCAGAAATAAAAGATACGAACTCACTCCAGAACTTTTTTCCTTCTTGAATTGTAGGAAATACCTTTAAGTCTACATCAATACATTCAACGTCATAAAATCCTGTTATAATTCCATAACCTTTGGTCTTGTATTCTAGCTTCTCTAATTCGGATTTTTCTATCTTTTTTGTCTGGTACTCTTTCCATAAAATCAAAGGCTTCTTACCCTCCGATATTGGCATTACACTGAATCCTGAGTTCAGTAAGTTAATTGCTCTTCCTAGTGTTACGTTCATTTTTGTGTTTTACAAATGTTTGAAAAAAAAGGGGGGGGGTAGGGTCATTTTTAGCAAAAAAGTGTACACAAGTTTACACTTAGTTTACACCTAGTGTAAACCCCCTAAAAGTGCCAATACGTTTAAATTAAGGCGATTTTAGGCTGTTTTTTGACCTAGGTTTACAAGTTTACACTTTTTTTTAGAATGTATTTTTTTTGACTAGTGAAAATTTATTTTTTTTCATTTTTGTCAAAAAGTGTTCAAAGTGTTCACTTATTGCGATTGGAGCCAGTGGAGGCCGATTTTGGTTTACACTTTAGTGTACACTTAGTGTAAACTAGTGTACACCTTCCTTCTTTGCTTTTCTGACCCAATGTGAGACTTTATTGTATTCTAAATTCAATTCGTTGGCAATGTCGCAAGTCCTTCTTTTTTCCTCTACCATACGCTCTATTTTTTTAACAACATTTATCGTTAAGGGCTTAATTCGTCTTTGTTCTGTGAGTTTTATAATCTCACATAAATGATGGTATTTTACACCAGTCATTGCCATAATTTCTTTATAAGTAAAACCTTTCTTATAAAAATCAATAACTTGATCCGCATACTTCATGTGAGAGCAAGTATTTTTAGCTCTTTCATTTGTTAGCAAATATTCCTTGTAGATAAAATTATTTACTAAGTGTTTACTGATATTTAGAAAAGTGGCAATATTCTTATTCATTACTTTAAGTTTATAAAGCCTAACTATTTCGTCTTTCTGTTCTTGTGTTAATGATGTCATAGTTTTTCTTCCTCTGCTTTAATTATTTCCTCTACCTGGTTAAGACACTTGTGAAATACATCTCCGCCAAGGTCAATTGCATTATGAAGTTTCTCAAACAAAGTTACAAATTCGTGAAACTGCTTAATTGTTGCTTCTCCTCCATCGTAATTTTCTAAGAATCTAAATGCTTCGGTTGACTTTCGCTTTAGCGCGTTAATCATGTTTTTATGCTTAGTTTTTAAATCATTGTCAAAAGCCTTTAGCATTTTTACATCCTCGTAATAATCGAGCATGATCTCCTGGAGAGCCAAATAAACCAAATACTTTTGAGTAGCTCTAAAATTAAGTTCTAAAATTGCTTCTTCTCGTGTCATTTCTTTCCGTAGGTTTCTTCGTAGTAATTATGTCCGCTCTCATAAGTCTTAACTGCATAGAACCAAGCACCTTCTCTATGGGCCTCTGCAATCTGATCTCTTTCTTTGTACTTAGCTATTTCTAGTATCTGCCTTAAAGAATTTGCATCTAGCGGCTTCGAGATTATTTCCTCGTACAACCATTCTACTGCTGTCTGTTTCATATAGCCATTCCTTTTAAATATTCTCTACATTCCAAAACTTTAGCTTTTGCTAATTCAATCACTTGCGGATCATAATCTATGTCAAATTCCTTGATTCTGTACTTATTTTCCACGTGCGAGTAGCTTACTGGTTCCTCGTAAGTCAAGAATTCTGGAGTGTCCTGAAGCGTGTAAACCAATTTAGCCTTTTTTAAGCCCGTTAGATACATATAAACCTGAAGTTGGTAGAAGTATCCATTGTCTGGCTGATCGTCGAACAGAGGGAAAGTAAAGCAGTCCCACGACGTTTTAAAGTCGTAAACTATTCCGTCATGGAAACAATCTGGAGTTCCTGTAAAGAAATCATCTTCAAAATGCTCAAGATTCTTAATCATGAAGTCCTTTTCCATAGCTACCGAGTAAAACTCGATAGCCTGATCTTCTAAAGCCAATCCCTTTTGGATATACTTAGATTTAATCTGCTTTTTTAGTCCGTAAATCTGCTCTTTGTACCAATCTTCCAAGTAGCTTTTTGTCGTCTGTGACAAAGTTTCTGTTTTACTACGTGCGTTAGTCATTAAATGACCTAGTGCGCTAGCTCTGCATTTAAAATTCATGATAATAGAAGTTTTTCGTTTTGTGCTGTTAAAATATAAACTGACTTAATTTGCTCCATGGAAACTTTTCCATTGGCCAAAGAATCTTTTGCGCCGTTCCATTTTACGTGAGAAGGATTTAATTCCTCTTTTTTACCGCCGTGATCGTTTGTAGAATCTGGGTCTTTTGTATCGTCTATGAGGAAAAGACCGTTAAGCGCGTACTTTCGAGCATAACTCGATGAGCTTCCGTACGACTGCGCCACATCCATACCCTTGCGGTTGATGTCAATCCCTGCCTGGGCAGTAACTGCTCTGCCTTCAGTTCTCCCTTCTTTGTCTACCTGTATTGCCGCCGTAGCTTCGATAAACACAAGACCGCCAACCTCTTTTACCTCGTCTTCAATAGTCAAAGTACATTCGTACTTCAATAGCAATGGCTTTACCGCTTCTAGGATATCCTCTACGGATCGGTACTTATACTTTCCGAACGCGTTAAACTGGTTCTTTGGAGCTTTTAGCTCCGATTGAATTAAAATTAGTTCTTTCATTGTGTCTAGTGTTTTTTTGTGTTTTACTTAGAAAAAAAGGGGGGGGGTGGGTATTGTTTTAGCGTCTTAATCTCAGCGTATGGGAAGTTTAATTCGTCCCAGTACAATTCAAATGTTTTCATTATCTCGAATTTTTCACTATCTGGTAATTTACCGTAGTTTTCAAGAATCCATTGGTCAATTATTTCCTCTACCATTTTTTATCCATTCAGTTGATACAAATACTACCCATTGATTTCCTAGCTTTCTAGGAGGATGAACCCACTCAGGTGGATTTACTCCAGAGCGAATAATTTGGTGAACTCTGGTTGATTTTTCGCTAAAGCCACGCAATACTCCGTATTCTGTGGCTGTCATCATTTCGTAAAGCATAATCTGATTTCTTTTTCTAATTGTTCAACAATAAATGGTTCAAGGATTGAGCAAAGAACTCGATAATGATCGGTAAACCGATTATTTAAAGCGTCGTAAAGCTCTAAGTTTAAAGATTTTCCATTACCGAAGTAAAGGTCTAAGACAATTCCTTCGTTTTCGAAGGATTCAAGCTCAAGGCTAAAGCCTGGCTTTTCAAGAATAAAGTGATAATCTGTTAACATTTTTTGTGTGTGTTTTAGTGTGATGTAAATGTACAAACTTCTGTATATTAATTGCTAGTGAATTGTAAAATTTATTTTTGTTTTCCACTAGCGGTAAGTTTTTTGTTTAAGTGGTTTTAATTTCCACTAGTGGTTTTAATTTCCACTACCGATTTTAATTTCCACTACCGATTTTAATTTCCACTACCGATTTTTCCCAGCTGTTTTCCACTAGGTATTTTTCAGGTCGCAATTTGCGGCCGCAAAATTTTAGACATTTGGCCAAAGGTTTAGACATTTTTTAGACATTACTTTTTAATTTCCACTAGGTATTTTGTTTTCCACTAGATCGCAACGCGGGTTCTGTTTTCGTCTACTCATTTTGTTTTCGTCTACTTGTTTGGGCTTTTACTTTGGTTCTGTTTTCGTCTACCAATTAGGCGCGCTAATTTTTGCGGCGATCTACTCGGTTTTAAATTTTGTAACTAGTTAGAACTAGTTCTAATTTGGTTTATTCGTTTTGTTTTATACTACGGATTTAGCCCGCTGTTTTTTACTACTGCTTTGGATTTCGTCCACTGGTTTAGATTTCCACTACCTTTGGATTTCGTCCACTACTTTTGTTTTATACTACGTTCGTGCGCTTGGTTTATCAGGCTATTTTTAGGCCCTTAGCGCGACGATATTTTTTTACTATAGGTAATGTATGCGAGAAAATTTAAACGTCTTAAAACGCCTAATTTTACGCCGTTATTTTTTGTAGGTTGTATGCAATGCAATCTAAACCGTATTCGATCGAATAGCCGATTTTAAATAAGTCGTTTTCAAGGCGTATTAAATTAGTGTAGTTTTGATCTTTGGCCATATACAGCGCCAAAGTAGTTCGCAATTCAGCGGGCCAAAGTTCAGGGTATTCGAATAAGTCCTCCATTTTTTAAATATTGTTTTTTGTGCAAAAGTTATCAAAATACGCGTTCTCATTTGCCATAATATGGGCAAAGGTTTGGCCCGCTTGTTTTCTATCTTTGTAAACGGTTGAATTTTCGCCGTATGCTTTGCCGTCGAAATATATGTTTTCGCCTTTCTTAATAATTTTGCCCGTTTCAGCGCACGCGCTTTGAAATCTAGCGGTTATAAATCGTCCCATTTTTGTATATTTTTTATTTAATTGGAAAATAATTTTGAGTACTTCCTAGAAAATTTTGCCAATCGCTCCCACTGTTAAATAAACTATCGTTAAATTCATTTTCTGATAATTTGTAGGTCCTATATGTTGCAACGTATGTTTTAATAGTAAAAACCTTTTTGCTAAAATTAGGCCGAACTAAAAGTATACGGCCTGAATTAGTAACTAATTTTTTAAATTTTGATCTCATTTTGTTAGTGTTTTAAGTTTTCAAGTAATTTTTTTACTAGTTTTTTTATTTCGTTTATACTATTTGCTTCAAAATATTCATTGAAAAAAAAGCATGAAAATTTACCGTTATAATCTAAATCTATGTATAATTCGTAGCACATAGAATTGAAACTTACTATATAGTGTAACGGCATTACCTTTTTGAATGTAGTTTTCATTTTGTTGAGTGTTTTTTATTAGTGAATGATTAGGCCTATTTTGTGGTTTTCCGTGTGCCACTTTGTCGCCAAAATGTCAAGGTAAGACGCGTCCGAATATCCGCTTGACTGCATTTCGTCTACAGAATAGAAAATTTTGGAATGCCTTTCGGTTTCTTGGTTAATTAGTTCGTCGTTTTTACTACCAAGGGAAAAAATTAAGTCTACATTATCGGGTAAATTTATACCACGGATAAAACTGTGGCTTTTGGTATAAGCGTAAAAACGGACGGACGGATTTAGTCGCGCAATTTCCAACCACTTTGCGAAGTATGCAGGGCTGTAAAAATCACCTGAATCATGAATTCGGACGTATACTTGCTTACCTTTTTTAACCTTGGTTAATTCGTTCGTGATCAATTCAACAAAATTTTCTTCCTTGCTAGCCTCATAACGTCGAGTAAGCGCGCGTTCTACATTGCCAAAACGATACATGCCGCGTTTTGCATAACATAGCTTTAAACAGCTTCCAGCAAAAGGGCACGTGATTTTTCCGCTTTTTTTATCATTACCTGCAGGGATCGAAAAGTTAAAAATTTTAACGCCGAACTCTTTAGCTGTTTTCTGTAGTTTGCTGTTGCCGTTACCTAGTAAAGTATCCATTTTGTTTGTGTGTTTAGTGTTTTGTGTGTTTAGATTAATTTTAAGCCTAGCATGTATCCCAAAATAAAAATTGGGATTAAAGCTATAATATAGTAAAGTACTAATCCGATTTTTTTAATAGCTTTTTTCATGATTAATATCCGATAGCGTCTAACTGCATGCCGTAAATTACGCCTACTACTACAATTACGGCCATAATGCCAAATGCGATAAGGTTTGCTAAAGTGTTCTCATTCATTTTGTTTGCAGTGGTGTTGTTTGAAGTTGCCATGTCGTTTAGTGTTTTAGTGTTTGTGTTTCTAATTGTTAAGTAAATTTACAAAGGTTTGTAATTAAAAGCAAGTGTTTAAATTTATTTCTTTGCTTTTTTTTAATCTTTTTTTACTTTTTTTTCGGTTTGGACTTATTCCGTTCCGTTGTATTGTTATGTAAATATAATACAAGCCTTTGTAATGTGCAAGTGTTTGTAATAATATTTTTAATTTTTTTTTATTTATTTTCAATTACCTTTAGGACTGAATAAACAGTTTATTTCAGTTTTACAAATATTTGTAGGAACATGGGACAAAATGGAGGCGCAAGGATAGGTGCAGGAAGGAAGCCAAAAATTGAAGAAATAAAGATCATTGAACAAATGGACGCTATTTGCATACCCGATAAAATTTGGGAGGCCTTGTTAATGAAGTGCGCGCAAGGCGATACGGCCGCTTTAAAACTTTGGCTTTCGTATCGGTTTGGATTACCAAAGCAACAAATCGACGTAACGAGTAACGGTGAAAAAATAGCGCCTCCGATCCAATGGATTGGCCGTAATGCGGCGATTGAAACGGCAAAGGTACTACAGGACGACGACGACGAACAAAGCGAACAGCAGGCTTTAATTCCGCTGGAAGACAAAAAGATATTTTAATGATCAACCTTTTAGAAGATTACAAGCCGCTTTTTTATGAGAAGCCCGATACAAGGTATTATCTTATCACAGGCGGCCGCGGATCGGGTAAATCTTGGACTTTGGCTTTATTTCTGTTAAACCTTACATATGATAAAGGACACGTGATACTTTTCACGCGTTACACCTTGGTATCCGCGTTTATATCGATTATCCCTGAATTTCTCGACAAAATAGAAATAATGGGAAAAGTAAACGACTTTGAAGTGACCCAATCCGAGATCATCAACAAATTAACGGGATCAAAAATACTTTTCCGTGGAATCAAAACGAGTTCAGGCGTTAACACGGCAAATCTCAAAAGTATTGCGGGACTTTCGACTTGGGTAATTGATGAGGCCGAGGAATTAACCGATCCCGACGTATTCGATAAAGTGGACTTATCAATACGCGCGAAGGATAATTATAACCGTGTTATTTTGGTAATGAATCCGAGTTACAAAAGTCATTGGATTTATAACGACTTTGTAAAAAAGAAAAGAAATGACACTACCTATATTCATACGACCTATATAGATAATAAAGAAAACTTATCCGATTCATTCATACAAGCCGCGGAAAAGACAAAGAGAGAAAACCGCGCAAGATATGAACACCTATTTTTAGGCACATGGCTAGACGACGCGGACGGCATGCTATGGAATCGCGCGATAATTGGAAAGGCCCGAATAAATGAAGCGCCGAACCTTACTCGAATAATTGTAGCGATTGATCCCGCGACGACTGCAAATATGAACAGCGACGAAACGGGTTTAATTGTAGTCGGAAAAGACAATGAAGGTTTTGGATATGTCTTGGAAGATTTAAGCGGTAAATATAGCCCGAATCATTGGGCAAAGGTTGCAACGGATGCGGCGTTACGTTGGAACGCGGATTGCATTGTAGCTGAAAAGAATCAAGGCGGCGACATGGTTGAAGCGGTGTTGAAGTCGCAAGGAACGAACTACAGAATAAAGCTAGTTACGGCAACAAAGGGAAAATACGTGAGAGCGGAACCCGTTTATTCGTTGTATGAACAAGGCTTGATTTATCACGTTGGAAGTTTCCCGCTTCTAGAATCGCAAATGGTAACCTTTGATCCCGACAAAGGAAAATCGCCCGATCGAGTGGACGCGCTTGTTTGGGGATTAACAGAATTAATGGTAAAAAACAACTTCGAATTCTCAATATGAAAAAAGAAACTATTGCCTCACTTATTTTGATGTTTATCACATACGTTTTAATCGCTTTTGTAGTATTGGATTTTAACGTGATTGCATGGCATTGGAGCGCTCGTGCTGTTATGGTAATAACTTGGTTTTACGGACTTACATTTTTAGAAAAGAATAAATAGGTATATTTGTTAAAACGAATATGCTATGCTCTTAAAGGCTTTACAGAATTACATTAATCCTGCCGTTATTTCAACGCCTCAGAGACCCGATGTAAATCTACTCAATCAAATCCTATATGGTCAATTTACGGCCTCAACGCTTGTTGTTTGGTATGACTCAAATCAGCAAACATTTATTGACCAAGGTTACAAGGGAAACGCCTTAGTTTATTCGATTATTCGAAAAATAGCCGAAAAGGGCAAGCAGTGTCCGACTTACGTTTACAAGGAAACTGAAGCGGCAAAGAAATACAGAGGCGGAAAGTATAGCTCAAAGGAGCTTAACAGAATTCAGAGCATAGCGTTTAGGAAAAAGGAATTAGACGACGTTAATTACTCAGACCCCGTAAGCCAATTGATTAAGAATCCAAACCCAATGCAAACTTGGGCGGAGTTTCTTGATTCGATGCTAACGTGGTACAATACTAGCGGTGAAATCTTTGTTTACGGATTTTCTCCTGCCGATGGGCCAAATAAGGGCAAGATTAAGGAAATGTATGTAATGCCGTCCAACTACGTTGAAATTGTAGCGGGAAGTTTGTTTGAGCCTGTGAGAGGTTACAAATTGATTATTGGAGACCAAAATATTGAGATTCCAGCCGATCAGGTATTGCACATTAAAACGACCAATCTTACTTGGGATTTGAATGGAGCGCAGCTTCGAGGTATGCCTCCGCTTTTGGCTGGTTTAAAGACCTTGCAAGCAAACAACGAAGCTACTGAGGCAAAGCAAAAGACTTTCCAAAACGGAGGAGCCAAAGGTATTATTTCTCCAAACATCAATAACCCTGAGTTTTGGCCATCTCCTGACCAAAGGGCAAAAATGGACGAAAGGATTGACGAAAGAATTAATGGAAGTAAAAACCTTAATAAAATCGTTGCATCCTCAATTCCTTTGCGTTACGATGCGATTGGATTGAGTCCTGTGGCAATGGATATCATTAATTCTCAAAATATGGACTTGCAAACTCTTTGCGGTCTTTGGGGAGTTAATCCTGTGTTGTTTACTTCAAATGCTACGTATGCCAATTTGGAAGGCGCTCAAAAGGCTTTGGTTACTGATGTGATTATGCCTCAATTGCAAATGATTGAGGAGAAGTTCACGCAATGGATTGGAAAGTCTTACGGGATGGATTACGTTCTTGATTTTGATATTTCATCGTTCTCTGAACTTCAACCAGACGTTCAAGTTATTTTGGAGACGTACGGAAAATCTCCGTACTTCACTGGAAACGAAGTTAGAAGCTTGTTGAACTGGCACGCTAGCGAAGACCCTGCAATGGACGTGCATTGGATACCTAGCAACGTAATTCCAAGCGACGAGGCTTTGGGGAATGCTGCAACTGACTTTGTGGACTTTCCAGCCTAATAAATGAAGAAACTAAATTACTCCAAGGTAAGAAGGTCAGCGCAAGCTGATTTAAAGAGATACGAGCGCCTTGGGGTAAAAATATTCACTGAGGCATTAAAGGAGCAGGCAAAGCCAATTGTTCCGTTGTTGCCAATGCAGGAGGCTTACATTAAGTTCTATCAGACAGTATTTGTTGATTCTGCAACTAAGGAGTATAATAGGATTCGTCAGGACAATAGAGAGAAGAAGTTTCTGCCAGATAATTTTTTTGTTGCTACTTGGCTTGAGTTTATTAAGAATTGGGTAATTCAGAATTTAGGTCAGTTAATATTTGATGTAACTGATACTAGTCAGAAGAAGGTAAACGAAATCGTTGCTCAAGGTCTTAAGGATGGATTAAATCCTAGACAGATTGAGGATTTGTTGATTCAACAGATTCCTGACATTAAAAGAGCTAGAGCAATAGCTAGGACTGAATCAACAAGGGCCTACAATGAAGGTAAGATGAAATCTGCTATTGATTGGGCAAATCAGACTGGAACTCAGTTATGGAAGATATGGATTCATGGTGGGGCTAAGGAGCCTAGGATTCAGCATATTTTAGCGCAGAATAAACCAATAAGATTTGATCAGCCGTTTGTCTTTAATAGTAACGGTGTTCAAGTATTAATGGATAAGCCTGGAGATTTAAATGGGGGGCCATCTCAGACGATAAACTGCTCATGCGTAGTAGTTTATGTATCAGAGTCATATGCGCGTCGAAACTTCCAAAATACCTTTATCATTTAAAGGTCTTTGTTTGTTAATTTTTTTTCTTTGTATATTTGGGTAAACGAATAAGCAATGGCTCAAACATATTCAGATTATCCAGAGGCGGTTAGAAATAACGCCAAACGAGTTTTGAAATATGTTGAAGAGAATGGCTGGGGGTCTTGCGGAACGCCAGTAGGTAAACAAAGAGCTAACCAGCTTGCAAACGGCGAGCCAGTTTCGGTGGATACGATTAAAAGGATGTTTTCGTATTTAAGCCGTCACGAGGTTGATTTGGAAAGTTCTACATCTTATGAAGAAGGTTGTGGTCGTTTAATGTACGATGCTTGGGGAGGAAAGGCTGCTTTGACTTGGAGCAGAAATAAATTAAAGGAATTAGAAAAGACTAGCGATATGGGTTTTGTAAAAAAAGGATTAAACCAAGGCTTTACAGATAGCGACATGAAACAAGGGATTGTTTCGGGTTACTTTGCCGTTTTTGGCAATAAAGACCTTGACGGCGATGTTATCGAGCCAGGAGCGTTTACCAAGACAGTAATGGAGCGTGGCCCACAAGGAAAGCAATTAATCAAGTATTTACTAGATCACGACAAAAATAAGGTTGTCGCAAAAATTACTAATCTTTACGAAGACAATAAAGGCTTGCGTTACGAGGCAAAGATTGGGTCTCATGCCGCTGGTCAAGACTTTCAGAAGATGATTGAAAGCGAACTAATTAACCAGCATTCGTTTGGCTTTAGAACTATTAAAGAGCAGTTCGATCAGCAGGCGAAAGCTAATATGATTAAGGAAGTAATGATGTACGAAGGTAGTGCGGTTCAGTTCTTGGGGGCTAATCCTGAGACCACCTTTATTGACCTTAAAAGCGAATCGGACGCGTTCGAATACCTTAGCAGACTTGAGAAGTTTGTAAAGACATCTGACGCAACAGATGAAACCCTTGAAAAACTAGAAAATCAACTTAAATCACTTTTGGAGTTTCTAAAGCCAGCAGAGCCTACTTTGGAAATTAAAGAAGCCGAAGCGGTCGAAATAATAACAATTAACGAACTTAAAAAACAATTTGAATCATGGAAAATCTAACAATCGACGCCGTAAAGGCAGTCATTGCAGAGGCTGGTGAGGCTCTAAAGGCTAAAGCAAGCAATGCAGAAGTAAAAGCCAATGAGGCTTTCGAAAAGGCTGAGAGCCTACTTAAGTCTCTTAGCGGTGTAGTAACTAAGGAAGAAGCTGCTGAAATGCAAAAGCAACTTGACAAACTTGACATTGCTTTGCAAAAGAGCGCTGTTGAGAAAGAAGTAAGCGCTGAAGATTTCAAAGGTGCTTTCATGAAGGCTTACGCTCCAATTAAAGCTGAAATCGAAAGATTGAAGTCTGAGCCTAACGCTCGTCTTAAGGCTCCTTTGGTATTTGAAATTAGCGAGAAGGCAGTAGGAACAATCACTTTGGCTTCTACAATTGCTAACGAAGCTTCTTCTGGACAAGTAACTATTTCTGAGTTTACTGGTGTTGTTTCTCCTATCCGTCAGCGTTTGTTGACTTACCTTGCAAATGCAAGCGTTGGAGCAATTGCAACTCAGTATGCAGTATGGGTTGAAGAATACGATCAGGAGGGAACTCCAGTAATGATTGGCGAAGGTGTTGAGAAGACTCAACTTGACGTTCAATACAAGGAGCAGAGAGCTAAGGTTGAGAAGATTGGTGTACACATGAAGGTTTCTATGGAAATGTTGGAAGATGCTGCTTACTTGGCTTCTTACATCCAATCCAATGGCGTTAAGCGTGTAGAGACTGTAATCGAAAACCAATTGTTTACTGGTAACGGTACATCTCCTCAACTTACTGGTTTGCTTTCTAAGTCAACTACTTTCACTGGCGGTACTATGGCTGGTAAAGTTGAGGCTGCTACTAACTGGGATGTTATCCACGGAATTATCGCTCAAGTTAGAGCTGCAAACGGTTCTGTAAATGGTGTCTTTGTTGAGACTGGAGCTTACCATGTAATGCTTTCTGAGAAGGATGGAGATAAGAATTATATCTTGCCAGCTGGCGTTACTTTCAACGCTCAAGGTGGTATTAGCGCTTGGGGAGTAAACATTATCCCAACCAACGCGTTGACTGGAACTGCTGCTGATTTCGTAGGTGGTGACCTTTCTGTAATCAACGTACGTTTGAGAAGCGGTTTGCAGGTTGCAATTGGAGAGTCTGGCGATGACTTCATCGACAACTTGAAGACTGTAAGAATCGAGCAGCGTTTGGTGCAGTTTATCTCTGCTAACGATACTCCAGTATTGGTTAAAGGAACATTTACTGCTGCTAAGGCTCTTCTTGAGACTACTTAATATTCTGTTTGTGTTTTGTGTTTAGTGTAAAAAGGGCGGGGATTTTTCCCGCCTTTTTTTTGTTTAAAGCGTTCAAAATCATTTACTTTAAAATAAATTATAAAATATGGCAACATTTACAATGTGTAAGCCTCAAAGGTGCAAGCTAAAATTAACTTGTGAGCGATACACGGCAAAGGCTATTGAAAATCAAATTTACTTTGAGAATGAACCTAGCAATCCAGACGGAACTGCTTGCCCAATGTATTTTAAAAAGAATTGTAAGCCTTGTGGCGAAATTTAAATAACTAAATATGAATATTAGCGAAGAAGATTTCTTAAAAGCTGAAATCGAAAATTTTAATTTAACCTTTGACAATCCAAACTTTGTAGCATTGGCTCAACAAGTTGCCGACTATTGCAAAAAGTTTGAGGTAAGTACTGTTTTGGATTTTGGTTGTGGTACTGGTGTTTATTCTGAAGTCATGAGACAAAATGGTTTTAGTATTACCGCTCAAGACATTTTTAAGTCTCATCGAGATTATTGCAAAGCGAATTACCCAAAGTTAAGCGTTTTGCAAAAGCCAAAGCAAGCAGACCTTATGTTATGGATTGAAGTTGCCGAGCATATGACTGACGAGCAAATTGTAAAGGCATTAAACACAGTATTGCCAAATTATATTTTGTTCTCATCAACTCCTGAAACGACACATTTTGACGCTGACTGGGGACATATAAACATTAAGCAGGAGAAAGAGTGGGTTGCAATGTTTAAAGAATTGGGATACAAATTGATTGAAAAGCCAAAAACACCTACACAATGGGCGCTCACGTTCCAAAAAATCTAATTTACTTTATTTACTACGGCGGAAAAATTACGCATTACCACAGGCTTAATTTAGGTTATTTAAACAAGTACTGGCATTTGTTTGATGGTCAAAAGATTGTCAAGGTTGCTTTGGATTTGGGTTATAATGCTAAACCAATACTTGAGCTTTTACCAAAGGATTGCAAAGTTGAATTTGTCGAAAACAATAGGACATTTGGAGAGGCGGTACACTTTGTTGATTCTATTAATCGAGTGAGTGGAGGTATTACGTTTTATAGCCATTGTAAAGGCGTGTCACGGCCTGTATTGGGTGGATTAGACAAATGGATTGCTCATTTATACGAAGGCAATTTAAAGGCTATTCCTGATCTCTCAGAGAAGCTATTCTCCAGCGTTTGCGGTAAGCTTTTGCCTTGCCCTCCATACGTTCCACAAGACTTTCACTATTCAGGATCGTTTTATTGGTTTAACACAGACAAAGTAAAAGCTAGGTTAAAAGTAATGCCTATGGATAGACATTTAAGCGAAAGGTTTCCAGGTGTTATTGCAAAGCAAAGCGAGTGCTTGTTTCAGTATCCAAGCTTTAATAAGAATTTAAATTATTACGAAGATAAAACGTGGGCCAACCTTTAAAGATATTTTATTCAAACCCGTTTGACTTAGATAAAAATATAGGTAAAGCCTATAACGATTATTTGAGTAGCTTGAATGCAAACGACGAAGATTGGATTGTAATGCAAGATGGTGATATTATTTATCTTACGCCTGATTGGGGCAAAAGAATAAATGATGCCTTGGTTTTAGATGGAGATAAATTTGGGTTAATTGGTTGCTATACAAATAGGCTTAGATCAAAGCATCAATTGCATAACAAAGAGTTTAGCTATGACTTAAATGTAAAAAACCATTACGAAATAGCTAAAACCTATGAGGGGGGTGGGGTACAAGAAATCAAAGAATACATAGCTGGGTTTTTTATGTGCTTTCAATACAAGACGTGGAAAAAAATTAAGTTTACAGAAAACAGCTTAGCCTTTGATTCTTTATTTTCTATGAGAGTTAAAGAGATGGGTTTAAAGATAGGCTTAATAAAATCCCTTTATGTTTTTCATTCGTATCGTCTTTGGGCAGATGTAGAGCCTTGGAATCAGAAAAAACATTTAATGAAATAAACACTATCTTTATGATTAAATTATTGGTTGACTTGGCGCCATTTATGAAAGGAGAAGTACTAAGCGTAGGCAAGACTTACGACACATATCTAGTGGATAAAGGGTTGGCAGTTTGGGTCAAAGTGGACAAAGAAAAATTTAAAACGAAATGAGCGCAATTAAACCTTTAAGGATTGATTATAATTATCAAGTCCATATTGAGCCAATTACTTTGGCTGAGGCTAAGGCATGGCTACAAATTGATTTTGGCGATTGGGATAATCTAATCCAGTTTCAGTTGATTCCTGAAGCTAGAATTGAAAGTGAAAAGGCAAGCGGTATGCTTTACGTTCAAAGGAATGTAACTGTATCAAACAACAAAAGGTCTGAGCGAATTTACCCAATTGGGCCTTGGGTTTCTGATGTAACAACTGACGAAACTGAGATTCAGAATTATACTTACCTAGCTGGCTTTAATGATTCCAATCCATTGCCTCAAGACCTAAAAATCGCGATGCTTAAAAGGATTGCGACTGAGTTTGCATACAGACAAAACATAATTACAGTACAGGAGCAATACGCTCAAAAGTCAAGCATTACAACCGAGTTGAAATATAGAGCCGACCTATTCGTATGATTAATTTTGGCAAGTATGATCAAAAGGTTTCTTTTGTAACCTTTCAATCTGTAAGCGATGGCGCTGGAGGTACAACACCAACTCCGTTGACTACTTTAACAACCTTTGCATCTGTTAAGCAGACAAATGGCAGTAATGCAACTGAGGCTGGAGAAATGGTATTGCCAAAAACATATCAGGTCTTAATTCAATACAGAGACTCATTTATGCCGACTGAAGTTTATCAGGTTTTGTACAGAAATGCATATCACAAGATTTTAGCTGTACAACTAAATGAGCAAAGACAACATAGAGAGTACAATATTACAATGGTAGCGGTATGAGTGTAACTGTTAAAGGTTTAGATCAAGCTTTAGCTTATATTAAAAAAAAAGAAACTGCAATGATTGAAGCAGTAAAGGATGTTTTAGCTAACACTGCAACAGATGTTGAGAAAGAAGCAATTGCGTCTGCTCCAACTCAATGGGAGGGATATCCGTTAAATATTAAGCAGAAAATTGATAAAAAATCTTCTAACAATGGATTATTATGGCAAGTTGGTATAGATGTTCCAACAACGGGTGAACAATGGGAGGCTTGGATGGAATTTGGAACAGGTTTAAGTGCTAGAGAAATTTTATCAAATCCACAATATTCTCAAGAGGTTCGAACTCTTGCTAGGACATATTATAGAAATGGTCAAGGCCGTATTGTTGGAGAGCCTTACTTAATGCCAGCATTTTACAGAAATACGGCAAATTTAGTAACTGATATGGTAAACGAAATAAATAAAGCTCTAAAATGAGAGAAATAGCTACCGACATAAGAGTTGCGGTAATTGACGCAATAACTCCTTTGGTTCTTAGTGGTGTAACTATTCCTGTACACGACACAGAGTTGCCCTCAACTATTAACCCAGCAGTTTATTTAGGCTCTCAAGCTTACGTTCTCATTACTGATCAAAACGAGGCAGAGACAACAAACAACGATTGCTCGATTAGACAAAACGCAACATTTCAAATTAGCATTGTCACTAAATTTCCAAAAGGTAGCGGAGGAAAAAAGCTTTCTGAAAATATTTCCAATGCTATTCAGCTAAAAATGAATTTAGATGACATTGATTTGCCAGCTGATTTGCAAGCCATAAACATTAGAAAGAACTTTAGTCGAGTTCAACTTGAGGAAGGAAGTACTCAAATAGCTTACCAAAAAATCTTGTCTTATACCTTGGATATTTTTCAAGTGTCTTGATAAATAAAAATTTATGTATATTTGTTAAAACGAATAAGCAATGGCAACATATCAATTAGGCAATTTCTTTACTTTCGAGTGGAACTCTCTTCCAGTCGTTTGTAAAACTTCCGCATCGGTATCTATTTCCAATGAGTCCGTAACCGTTAGAAACGATTGCACGGGTGATTATGGAGTTAGACTTGAAGGCGGAGATAAATCAGGCTCTTTCTCTTTTAGTGGAGACCTAGATTTTGCATCTACTGGCGTTTCTAACCTTTCTGCATTTGACTTGATGGAAGACATCGGAAAAGTGTTTGAATTGGTTTTTGGTGGAACTGAGTCAGGTGACAAAATCATCACTGTTGATGCGCAACTAAATTCTGTTGAAATTACAGCTGAAAGAAACTCTCAAGTTTCATTCTCAGGAACTTTCGACTTTGCTGGCGCTCCAGTAATTAGCGTAATACCAACCTAAAAAAAATATATGGCTAAGTACCATTCAGCTCCTTTTAAAGAAGGGGAGATTTTCTTTTACCCAAATTTGGGCGCTTTGGCTAACTTTGAGGATTTTAATGGTTTAGGTATTGCTTCGGCTTTTGATGGTCAGGCAATTCCAAAAATAGACCTTATTTATTCCTTGCTACACGAATGCCACAAAGTAGCATGCCTAAGAAAGTCAACAAGTCCAGTTTCTTTGGATGAGTTAAAAGTTTGGATTGAAGGAAAAGACGTAATGAAATTGTTTAACGATGTTTTGGCCGACCTTCTTTTGGAGTTGGGCATTGGTGAAACCCAAGAAAAAAAAACATAACTGAGGAGGAAAGCGAGGATTATTCTGCTCGTGAAAATTTAATGCTGCTCGTAGGACGGACAAAAGTCCCTTATGAGCAGCTTTTTTGTTTAAGCCGTAAAGAGTTAAAGGCATTGGTAAAAGGTCATGAGATTGACCAAAAAGACATGGTTGAGGCAATGAGAAATCATGCAATGATTGGTTTGCAACCACATTTAAAGAAGGGAGCCAATTTAGACCCAACTAAACTTTGGACTTTGCCTTGGGATAAAGTAGTTAAGCCTTTGGAGTCAACGCCTCAAGACTTTGCTAAAGCAAAGAAATTGTTGGAAATTGCAAGTAAACTAGAAAGAAATGTCAAATCCAAGAATAGAAGTTGACTTTGCTGTAAATGTTGCTGGAGTAGCAAACGGGGTTAGCGCGGCAACATCTCAACTTGATCAATTAGGAAAGGCTGCACAATCGACTGCGCCTAAAGTTGAGCAATTAGGAAAAGCTACTAGCAGATATAATGGTATAGGAATTGATTTCGCTAGAGTAATTCAAGATGCTCCTTTTGGAATTATTGGTGTTGGTAACAACATTCAACAATTGGCCCAATCATTTTCAGCTTTAGGTAACGCTGGAGATTCATCAATTTCAAAACTAAAAACAGCATTTAGTGCAATATTTAGTTCTGGAAATCTTTTGATTTTAGGTGTATCAGCTTTAACTTCTGCACTTACTTATCTTACTCAAAAAGGATTTTTTGATGCAGAAAAAGCCGCAAAAAGCTTAGATGACCAATTAAAAGAATATCAAGATACTTTAGGGTCAATTGATAAAGCAACATTAAAAGGTATTCAAAACTCTGAGAGTGAAATTCAGAAATTTAAGAATCTAACGTCTCAAGCTCAAAATTTAAATGTTTCTGAAAAAAATAGGATTGCAGCTGTTAATGAATTACAGAAAAAATATCCTGACTATTTAGGTAATCTTACAAAAGAGCAAATTTTAACTGGAAATGTTGGAGATTCTTATGATGCATTAACTAAGCAAATTATTGCAAATGCAAAAGCAAAAGCTTTTTCAGATGAAATTACACAAAACAGCAGTAATCTTCGTGCTTTAGAAAAGCAACAATTAGATACTGCAAATCAAATTTTAGCTAAACGAGTAGAATTAGAAAACGCTAAGAGAGTAAGTACTCAATCTGCTCAAAAAGTGGCTGGTCAATTGGCAGCTACTGATTTAAATTTAGCTGGTATTCAATCGCAATTGAATGATTTGATTGAAAATCAAATAAAGTCAATTGATGAGGCAAATAAAATTAAACAAACAAATCTTGAGCTTGATGGATTAATTAATAAAGAATTACAAAACGGAGCGGTATTTACTAGCAAGAGTACTGAAGAAAATAAAAAACTAACTAGGAGTTATGAAGATTTATCTAAAATAACTCAATCTTTAACTTTCGCAAGTCTTGAAAGAGGTGGAAGTTTTTTTGAGGATGTTGAAAAACAACTTGTATCTATTGAATCTGGAGTAGCTACTACAAGAGGTATTTATCAACAAAATATTTCTGCAATAACTCAATCAAACCAGGCTTTAGTTGATTCTTTAAGTGGAAGTGGTATTGGAATAGAACAATTTTACGCCTCAATTGCTAACGGAGCCGCAGAAGGTTTTAGTTCTTTAAATACATTTATTACGAGCCTTTCTGAAACTCAAGCCTTTATTAATGAAACCTTTGAAATTTTAGAGCAAGGTGCTGAAAATACACTTGGGGACGTTGCCTTTGCAATTGGTGACGCTTTAGCAAGTGGTGGCAACGTAATTAAAGCTGCTGGCTCTGCGTTACTTGGCGGATTAGCTGGTATTTTAAATCAATTAGGACAATTAGCTATTGCAACTGGTCTTGCAGTAGAAGGCATAAAAAAGGCTTTGCAAACCCTTAATCCAGCCGTTGCAATTGCAGCTGGAGTTGCTTTGGTTGCCTTAGCTGGTTTTGTATCAAACAAAGCTAAAAGTTTGGGGGGTTCAAGAGGAGGTGGTGGCGGAGGTGGTGGCTCCTCAGTTGGAAGCTCAGGAGTTGGAGGCGGAACATCATTTGCTGGAGGTGGACAAGGTAGTTTGTTTCAGCAAAACAGAGACTTAACAGGAGAGTTAGTGGTTAGAGGTCAGGACTTAGTATATGTGTTTTCACAAGCAAACAATAGGATAAATAAAGGCTAATGGCTAACGATTATAGATTACTCCTTTCCGTTCGAGAAGGTCTTGGCACAATAACAGTTAACGGCGTGGCTCCTTTGGACTTTTATACCGAAGGTGATACATTAACAATTGCGGTTGCCCCTGATTCGGGTTACCATACCGCATTGTGGTATAGCTCTCCAAACAATACTTTCTTATCCTCTAGCTTGTCATTTAGTTACACAATGCCAAGTGAGGATGTTAAAATATATACGGTTTTAACAGGCCAAAATGTTCCTATAAATGACTACGGCTTAAAATATGAGGGGGGGTATGCTACCAACTACGGTGGTTTAGTTTGGAACTTGCAAATACTCAGGACTGGATATTCAGGGGATGTTACTCCTTTATCAATTAATGACATCACATATAATTGGGGAAATACAGGAGATGATCCGTTAAACACAATAATTGGTTCTTCTGTCGACTTTACAATAGCTGGACAAACTGGAGACTTTAACGAGTTTCTTGTTGGAGGCAATCGAACTTGGAAGGTGTTATTAAATCAAGTTGGAGAAAACAATGACATTACAAATGTTCAATCTGTAACAACCTCTGCAAGTTTTAGAGGGATGACTTTTGGTAATGGTGTTTTTGTTGGAGGATTTGGTTCTAGTGTTTATTACTCTTTTGATGGATTAACCTGGCAATTAGCTTCAGGATTTACAAGCAGTTATTTTGCTTTTGGTAATGGGACTTTTGTAGGTGTTGGTTTTGCAGATGTTGCTGGAATTCCAACTGGTTTTGCAATTAGTTCAACTGATGGAGTTAACTGGACTAGCAGAACTCCAGCGGCAAATATTTCATGGCAGGATGTATCTTATGGTAATGGATTATTTGTTGCCGTGGCTAGAACTGGAGCTGGTGACAGAATAATGACTTCCCCAGATGGCATAACTTGGACATTAAGAGATAGCGGAATAAATCCAAATTTTAGTGGTGTTGCTTACGGAAATGGTATTTGGGTTGCGGTCTCTGATTCTTCTCCTGGAGGGACAACCTTTACGTCTTACGATGGAATTACTTGGGCGGAACAAGCTACTGTTTTCAGCGGAAGAAGTGTATTCTTTGCAAATGGAATTTTTGTAACTGGTTCTCAATGGTCAGAAGACGGAATAAATTGGTTTTCAGCAAGTGGTTCGTTTAATCCATTCCAAATTACTTATGGAAACGGATATTTTGTAGGAGTTGTAAATACTGGAACAAATAGAATTTACTATTCTACTACTGGTAAAAGTTGGACTGCAATGCCAGCAGCTTCGGATGCATATTTTGAGGCAATTACATTTGGGCAAAATAAATTTATCATTGGGGCAACAAGCGGAACAAATCGAATAAATTATATTCTATACGAAGGTCTCCAACCTTTCTTTAGCGGTTACATAGCTCCAGACTTTATTACCTCTCCATTTACTAGTGGGCCAAAGTTATTTTCTTTTACTGCAATAGATGGATTAAAAGGTTTTGACTCTATACGCTCAAATTTTACCTCTTGGCCTGATCCGAGAACTCAAGCAATTTCAGCTGTTGTTGGAGCATTGAACCAATCTTTTGTTGACAAGCGCCAAGTATTTATTGGATGCGAAGTACACGAGACTAGGATGGATTCTGACGTAAGCGTTTTCCGTCAATTTAATGTTCCTCGAAATGCAATTTATACAGATGGAGAATCGGCTAAATTTACAAATGGAGTAAGGATAGAAAACGAGCAGTTGTATTTAAGTGAAACATTGCAAAGGATGGTTAATCCTTTTCTTTGCCGAGTGTTTTTGTGGAAAGATAAGTTTTATGTTATTCGTTTAAATGAGTTTATTAAAACGGATTATAAGGCATATACTTTTAACCCTGACACGTCAATTGAATCAACGCAAAACATTATTAACGGCGATGATATAAACGCAGACATTAATAGACCTGAAGAGACGGCAAGAAGAGTTTTTACCGAGTTTAACTCTTACTTAAATCTTGGAGTATTAGACCCAAATAGTCAGGGCGGAGTATTCGATGCTAAGTTTGCGATTGAGGAGTGGAATTTAAATAGTGTAGGGTCAACTTATGCTAACATTTATCAATTAAAGCTTTGGGATTATCACATGGCAATCCCAACTAATCAGCCATCAAGCGTTCCAACTGGAAATACGGCCTTAGTGCAGTACGTTTCAGGAGGGGGGGAGTATGTTCAAATTTGGACAACAACCACAACTGATGGAATAGATGACCCTAATTTGTCTTGGATTTCTGCAAGCACAAATACAACTGGAGGAGCAATTACAATTGCTGAGGAAACTGCTAATACTATTTCTTTAACCTTTCAATACATGGTTGAAAGGGTTGGCCAAGATGACCCAATAACTCCTGGCGCTCATTCGATTGGCTTAATGATTAGAATTGGCAATCAATATTTGTCAAGAAGTGGGGCCACAACATTTGCTTGGACTGCAACGAGTACAGTAATGGAGTTTGCGGTTACTGCTGGCTCTGTTTGGAATAGCATTGCTATAAACAATGTTTTAGTGCCAGTGGATGGGGATGTTGAAATAAGATTGCATCAACTCATTTGCAATGGAGGAACTCCAAACAGATACGTTGTAAGGTATGAAAACCTTTCTTTAAAGATTGAGAAAACCAACGGCTTATCTTTGTCAAAGCTTGGAGTTAAGGGAGTTACTGGCTCACCTTATGCTAATGTGCATCCCGATTACAACACTTATATAGGTGATGCAATAACAAGTAACTCGGCTAGTGCAATTCGATTGATTAATTCTGACAATGCAGTTTCAGAGGCTTGGTCACGAGATGGCGTAGAGGAATTGCCTTTATTAGATATTATCGTCCAAGAATTAGCTAACTTGAAGGGCCGAACGAATTACAGAATATTGGCAACTGTTGAACGTAGAGCATTAGACCCTTTTAGGTCTTTCTTGTATAATGGAAGATATTGGGCGCTTGTGAGTTACGAACTTGATTGCAGAAAAGGAACGGCAAAAATTGAGCTTTACGATTTAGGAATAGAACCGACGACATAAATGGCAGACGTAAATATTAGCAAATACAGAGCGCAAGTTGTGAGGGAGGGTTCAACTCCTGCATCACCTGGCTTTGTTGTTTCTGAGGGGCAAGACCCTGTAAATCCATCGGGAACATCTAATTACGTTCCTTATTCTGGAGCGATTTCTAATGTTGACCTTGGAGAGTTTGGATTGGATACTGGTTTTGTCACATTAGATACTACGCCAACGAATATCCCAACGGAGCAGGGTGGTATTTATTGGGACGATACTAGAAGCACGGCTGTGCTCATAATGAATGGCGTTTTACAACACATTGGGCAAGACACTTTCTTTTATGTAAAAAACTCAACTGGCGCAAGCATTCCAAAAGGCACCTCTGTAAGATTTGATGGAACAGACGGAGCAAGCGGTCACTTGCTAATTGCTCCCTTCTTGGCAAACGGAACTTACCCAAGCAACTACTTTATGGGAGTTACTGCGGAAACAATTGCTAATGGGGCATTTGGTCAAGTTATGCACTTTGGCGAATTAGATGGTATTAATACGAGCAGTTATACTGCTGGCGCTTTGCTTTACGCAAGTACTACTGTTGCAGGAGGATTTCAGACTACGGCTCCAGTTGCTCCTAATAACATCGTTTTGATTGCTGCTGCGATTAACTCTAAGAACAACGGAGAGATACTTGTAAGACCTACTTACGGGTCTAATATTAACCAAGATGAGGGAGTAAAGATTGTTTCTCCTACTACTGGTCAGCTGCTTCAGTTGCAGTCCAATGGTCTTTGGGAGAACAAGACTAAGGCGCAAGTTTTAGGTGGCACATCTTCGCAGTTTGTTAAGGGTGATGGTAGCTTGGATTCGACAATCTATGTTAGCGGGTCAGGCACAAGCGGACAAGTTGCTTACTTTAACGGAACAACAACAATAACTAGCGAGTCAAATTTATTTTGGGATGCTACAAACGACAGACTTGGAATTGGAAGCGCAACACCAACCGTCAAACTAAGTGTTTCCAACGCTGCAAACGGCAACATTGCATTGTTTACAAATACCTCTGACGCTGACTTATTCGTAAATCTAACTAGCGGAGTAACATTACTAACACCATCGACAGGAACCCTAGCATTTGGAACTTTAAACACCGAGCGAGTTAGGCTAAATATTAATGGCAATTTATTAGTTGGCACAACTTTAGACAACGGCTCTAAGCTGCAAGTTAACGGCTCATTTTCCGCTCCTCATGTTACAAAGTCAGCAAACTACACTTTAGATGCAACCGATTACACGGTTGGATTTGATTGTGCTAGCAACAGAACTGCAACGCTTCCCGATGCAACAACTTGCCAAGGTCGTATTTATGTAATTTACCAATTCAACACAGGGTCAGGCGCTAGGTCGGTAACCTTGGATGGCAATGGCTCTCAAACAATAAACGGAGTTACAACTTATTCCTTATCTCCTTTTTGCGAATACTCCTCTGTAATGATTCAATCAAACGGAGCAAATTGGATTATTATTTCAAGCAACTTTACAACTGATTGTCTTTAAAAATTAAACTTTAACAAATAAAAACCATGAAAAAAATCGAATCAGTAACAATTTGGAAAAACGGCGAAAGCCAAGAGGCGAATCTATTAAATGCCTACATTACTAACGACAATCTAGAGTCTTCTTGCTCGTTTTACTATTCGCTAAATGCAAGCGGAGAAGGAACTGAAGAGATGCCTTTAGTTGTAGGTGCTATTTTAGCAGATGGCGGAATAACTATGAGTGGTGAGGATTACCTAGATTGGGATGGGACTAATCAAAGTGCTTATACCTACATCGCTGAGAAATTGAATCTAATAATCGTAGGTTAATTCTTATCTTTACGCTATGGCAAACATCGGCAATCAATCCATAGGTAACCTTAAC